CAAGACATTCTTGAGCGAGCTGGTGGCCTCTCTGTGGCTAGTGAACAAGTCTCCGGTAACAACTGGACTGTGACAACAGAGCAGGACGGCTGGAGACTTACCATTAGCAGTTTCGGTTCTGGGTCAGTATCAGGCTCAGCAGTCGTGACTGCCAATGGCGATGACCTCGTGTTCGTATCAGGAGACGAGTTTGTAATCCCTCAGGTATACCGTGCTGATGTGGTGGGAGAAATCATCACCGCAATCAGCAGGTAGTGCTTGAGCTAACGCTTTCTATCTTGGTTCCGATACTGGCAGTGGTGGGGTGGGTGATTTACGCTGAGATTCGTGACAACCGACTCTACGGCAAACGCCCACCTCCACCGAGTCCAGATGCTTTCCTAGAAGAAAGCTTTTACATACACAACGAGCAATACAACAGATACGAGGGAGACAACTATGAGCGATAACATTTATTACTCAAATGACAATGTGGACGAAGAGAACATGTGGCTTGAAAGAACCCTTCGAGCAGCTGGAATTGAAGAGGGCGTTGAGTTCACTTGCAAGGCCGTGGGCTACGCTCGGGCTGAGCTTGAATACATTGTCAATCATGACCGCAAGGGACACTGGGAGACGCATTACTTCAACGACATCAAGAAGGCGCAAGCTCACTTGATTGAGAGCTACCCAAGTGCAGACTGGGAGAATGTCGGTTGGCTCTAACACCTTACCCATACCAAGAGCGAGACATTCATCAGCTAATGCTCAATGACGGCACAGGGATTGTCGCCACCCAAGTTGGTGGTGGCAAGACCCTGATTGCCGTTGAGGTTGCCAAACGGCTCGGCACTGCATGCAACTTTGTGATTGCCCCAAAGGGAACGCACAAGAGCGCATGGCAGAAGACAATCAAAGGCCAGATTCCCGATGCTGAGATTTACTACGTGAACAGCACAAAGGCTGGCAAGCAGGCTTGGCATGACCTCAAAGAGAACAAAGCTGGCTGGTATCTAATCTCGCCAGAGTATTTTAGAAAGATGAGCTGGGCAGGTTTCACGCCAGACCTAGCAGTGTTTGATGAGATTCACAGAGCATCAAACCGAAGAAGCAAGACTGCCACCATGCTGAACACGCTCAAGGCTCACAGGCGCATTGGCCTGTCAGGCACGATTGCCGGTAACAAGATTGAAGGCTTCTGGTCAGTTATCAGGTGGATTGAGCCTGAAGTTGCTGGCAGGTCATTCTGGAAGTGGGTTGATAGATACTGCACCACAGTCTTCAGCCCATTCGCTGGCAAGGAGGTCGGTGGCGAGAAGATACCGGGAGGCATTGTTGACTCCCTGACTTGCTACATCAGACACCTAAAGCGTGAGACCTGTTGCGACATGCACCCAAACGGCATGGACTCTGACCTGCCACCAGTTGTGCATGAGAAGCGAGTGGTGCAACTATCTGCAGAGCAGAAGCGTTTGTATACCAAGCTTGAGAAAGACCTTGTTGTTTGGCTCGGGGAAAATCCGCTGGTTGTTGAGGTTCCGATTGCATCACGCATCAGGCTTCGACAGATTACCTTGGGTGTTCCTGTGATTGATGAAGAGGGTGTAGTCACCTTCGAACCTGATTGCAAGTCAAGCAAGCTTGATGAGATGTTTGAGATTATTGGTGACCTTCCTGACGGCGAACCATTGCTCATACTCACCCACTCACAGAAGTTCGCTCGGGTGACTACCGAAAGACTAAACGCCAAAGGCATTGAGTCTTTTGAGTGGAGCGGTGCGAAGTCCCAAAGCCAAAGGGACACTGCGCTAGAGAACTTCAAGGCTGGCAATCTCCAAGCGATTGTCGCCGTGATTTCTGCAATCGGTGAGGGAACTGACGGATTGCAGGAGCGTTGCTCAACTGTGATTTGGCTGAGCAAAGACGACAACAGACTGCTCAACGAGCAAGCTGCCGGAAGGCTGGATAGGCAGGGACAACGCTCTGCCGTCCTGTCTTTCGACATTGTCGCCGATAACACTTATGATGAGGGTCAGCTATCAAAGTTGGTAGAAGACCAGATAAAGATGAATACAAGCCTAAGGAGCGCAAATGAGATTGATTGACAAACTGGCTGAGACTTTGTTTAGAAAGAAGCTAGACGAAGCATACAGAGAAGGAATCACCGAAGGTGCTAGATACGCAACTGGGCATCTGCACACTAGATTGTATGCAAGACAAGAATTTCTTGACATGACCAAGACACAGAAGATTGGTTACGAGAAAGCTATCAAAGTAGTAAGAGACGCTAAGCACGATGTAAGAGGAAAGACAGGAGCATGGGCATGAGCGACATCAACGACCTAATCGCAAGGAGTGGACAAATCTCCTATGAGAGCGGGATAAGCAGCGAGCGCCGGAGAATCATCAAGATTCTTGAGGGACTGCCTGCTGAGTTTAGCCACAACGGCTACACAATTAGAACAGTAAGAACTGCAATCAAGAGGATTGAGGAGGCCCCAAGTGCCAACACTAGCAAGACTGAGTAACCCAAGCCACGGAGTTGCCAATGTGGAGCTGGCTCACAACAGGGAGATTGATACCTATGTTGAGACTGCAGACCTTGGTTTCTTTGTGCTGAATGAAGAGACGCACAAGAAGCATGGTGTGGAGTATGACAACGGCGAGATGCTGATTTACAGCCCAAGATTCCAGCCAAAGATTCAGGGCATAAATCTAGACCAGCCAACAGTCTGGGTTGCTCAGACTATTGACTTTGAGTTCTCTACAATCTAACAACACTCTGTAACGTGATTATGATTATGGATTCTTTTATGCGACAATGGGAGGTGACTATGGACTTTATCTGGCTGCTTGTGCTTGCTCTTGGCGGTGCTGTGCTTACCTTTAGCCTTCTGGCTTTGGTGGTTCTGCTAATGCTCGGAGCGTTTACATTTGAGCCACTGGAACCGAAAGGTAACATTGAGCGCAAAAAGACCGAAGATAAGAATTGATGAGAATTCTTTTTGGAACAAGCCAGAAGCAAAAGAGAAGTGGCAAGAGCTTACTTCTGCAATAAACGCAATAGAAAACTACAACTGTCAGGACAAGCCAGAGCTTTGGTCTGACTCACCACAACACATAACCGAACAAGAAGCTGAGATACTTTGCTACAAGTGTCCATTGCTAAAGCAGTGCTATGACTATGCAGTCACCGCTGAAGTTGCATGGGGCGTGTGGGGAGGTGTAAACTTCACAGACACAACTGAAATAGAGGAGTTATTTTGAACGAACCGCTGGATAGATTCCGGAGTTACATCAAGCTAATGGCGAGCGAAGAGCTTGCTTGGCAAATGGATGCCCCTTGTGCCCAGACAGACCCAGAAATCTTTTTTCCGGAAGATAAACAGGACGTTCGATTAGCTAAAACAATTTGCAAAACTTGCCCAGTTATCTCACAATGCCTAGCATTTGCTTTGGAGAACTCTGAGACATTCGGAGTGTGGGGCGGGACAACTGCAAGAGAGAGACAGATTTTGAGAAACAGAGGGAAAGGGAGGCCGAGAATTGAAAGACTCGCAAGTTAAAGAACTCACGGTTGCACTACTAACGCAATCCACAGAGAGAGATAAGCAACGCAAGGTCGGGGCATCTCAGATTAGTGACCCATGCACTTACCACTTGGCAAGGGCATTGATTACTTCAGGTGAAGCACCGATAAAGTATTGGCTCGGTGGCAAGATTGGCACAGCAGTCCACATGCTATTGGAAGACACAATTACAAAGACTGACCTGCCAGATGTTCACGATGCCATTGTGGAGAAAAAGATTTACCTTGGCGAGCTAGAGGACTACGGGACTATTAGCTCAAAGCCAGACTTAGTTCTGCCGAGCAAGAAGCACTTGATTGACTGGAAGACATCTAGCCGAGACAAGATGCGCAAGATGCAGAGATACATTGACGACCCAGAGAACGGCAAGGCCGATGTTGCATACACTTTGCAGAAGTATGTTGCGCAGGTTCAGCTCTACGCATGGGGACTCAACAGAGAAGGCACTGAGATAGAGACCTGCTCGCTTGTGTTTATCAACAGAGACGGCACGACTGAGAATGACATCTGGACTTACACCTTCGACTACTCCGAAGAGCTTGCAGTGCAACTATGGGATAGACTTGTAAACCTCTGGGCTGCAATCCGTGCCGGAGCAGACCTAGAGAACTTGGACAGAAACGAGCACTGCTTCAAGTGCGCCATCGGAATTTAGACTCGCCGAAAGGTTTTGCAACTAAGACACTTTCGTGCTACTATAATTTCCACACAAATGAACATAAACAATCCACACAACTAGGAAGGTCACTATGAGTGATACCAAATTTCCAGAGCTTGCTTTCAGCAAGTTCATCAAAAAGGCTGAAGCACTCAATGTGCCGAAGTCAATGCTCATCTACGGCGACCCAAAGAACGGTAAGACTTGGCTAGCTGCATCAGCTGCAGAAGTAGCCGCATTCTCACCTGTTCTCCTCATTGACGTAGAGGGAGGTGCAACAGCAATCGCAAGAGACTGGCGTGACGTTGACGTAATTCAGGTTGACACACACGAGCAGCTAGAGTCGGTTCTGGATGGACTTCTTACCCAAGACCACAAATACAAGACTGTAATTGTTGACACCCTAGGTGTTGCCATGGACAGGGCGGAGAAGGTCTTTGGCGAAAAGCCAGAGAACAAGAACAACCGCTTTGGTAAGTGGGGAGACCTAAAGGAATGGGCAAACCAAATGGTGCGCAAGATGCACCACGCAAGCTTCCTGAGCATCTTTATTGCTCACGCTCAGGACGAGAAAGATGACGCAACTGGCGCAGTCAAGACCGTGCCAATGCTCGCTGGCTCAACCCGGAACACGCTTCCTGCAATCCCAGACATCATCGCTTACATGACAAGCGAGAAGACTGAGGATTCAACGAAACGTGCTCTATACCTGCAAGGTTCTGACAGGCTTGTGTCGGGAAACCGCTTCGGTTTGCCGTCCAAGATGTATGACCCAAGCATGAAGAAACTAATGGACACAATCAAAAAGATAGGAGAGGCCAAGAAATCATGAGCCTTACAATCAAAGTCCCAGCAGATGCAACCAGTAGCCAGCCATCTGGCGACCTAGGTGTTTTGCCAAAGGGAACTTATTCAGCAACAATTTACGAAGTAAAAGCAGAGGAAGTTCGTGGTGGCGCTAACGCCGGTAAGCCACGTTGGAACGTTCAGTTCAGGGTCTCAGGTGGAGAGTATGAGAACCGCAGACTGTTTGCTTACATTCCACTGTATGTAGCTGGAGACTTCTGGAAGACTCAGAGCTTCTTCGAATCTCTAGGCTTCGATGTCAAGGGGGACTTCAGTGTCCCAGACATCAAAGACGTGCTGGGGAAGGCCGTTGATGTCCGAGTCACCATCAGGGAAGCAGAAGGTGACTACCCAGCCGACAACAACGTAGCTGGCTTCAACAAGCCATCTGCGGGCGCAGAAGCACTCAAGGACATGGGTGCAACACCTGCAAGCGACCTCTGGGTCGAGTAACGGGCGGGAGGGGTGCGACTCCCTAACAACGCACTTTCCCCCTAATGGTTCACGCAATCCCCCCTTTCTCTCTTTGTGCGTGGCAGGTTCGATTCCTGCAAGGGGACTCATTCAGAAAATGAATAAGGAGAGAGAATGAACCCTAAGGACTTCCTAGAGACTGTTCTTGGTGAAAGTGCGGGCTACGCAACCATTGTCACCAAGGACACACACGGTGCGCCAACTGTGCAAAAGTTCTTTAGCTACCCAGATGAGCTAGATGCGATGTCTGAGTATGCCAAAACGAAGTCTGATGAGGATGTTTATTTTTCCCCAATCCTTTTCTACGAAGAGCGCAGGATTCGTGAGAACGCTAAGTCCGTGCAAGCGGTTTACGCAGACTCCGACACCTGCAATCCAGACAACTTCAGGATGCCACCCTCAATCAATGTCCAGACATCTGAGGGCAGGTGGCACTCTTACTGGCTACTAGACAAGTCTTACGACCCACAGCGGGTTGCAACTCTTGCTAAGAAGGTTGCCTATGCACACCGTGACCAAGGTTGCGATGTGTCTGGCTGGAACCCAACAAAGCTTTTGCGAGTGCCGGGAAGCATGAACAAGAAATACAGCGAGACCCAGCCAGTCACGGCTGAGTCAAGTGGCTTGGTCTACACAATTGAAGACCTTGAATCCGTCTACGGCAACGTTGAGGTAGATGCAATCTTAGACCCGTCAACTGCTCCGATGCCCGAAGCTCCGCCAGCAATCATTGACATCCTCAAAAAGCTACCAGCTAATGGTGACATTATGACCCTCTACTTGGAGGAGCCACTGCCCGGAGCTGACCTGTCAAAGATGCTTTGGAGGCTAGAGCTAGAGCTGTTTAGGGTTGGCTTGACTGCAGAGGAAGTCTTTGTTGTTGCTCGCCACGCAAAGTGCAACAAGTATCACCGCCCAGACAGGCCAAAGAGACTTGATGCTGACGGCGACCTGTGGAGAGAAGTCCAAAGAGCAGAGCAGGCAAAAGACATCCCAGAGGATGCCTCTCAAGCCGTAGAGCTTGATGAGCTTGTGAATCTAAAAGCAGACCAAACCAAAGCCGACTTTTTATCGAGCGAAGAGCGCAGTTTAGTAGCTGCTAACCCGACTTTTATTGACAAGTATTGTGCATGGACTCGCAAGAAGACTGATGGCGCAATCGAGTTTCAGGTGGCATCTGCTTTCACGCTTTTGTCTTGCGTTTTCTCAGACACTGGCTTTGGCACACCGAGGTATGGCAAGCTCGGCCTGAACCTTTGGTTTATGGTGCTGGGTGAGACAACGCTTAGCCGTAAGTCAACTAGCCGTCAGCTCATGCTTCGCATGCTTAGGCGTTACGAAAAGTATGTTGGCTACCAGATTGACATTGGTTCAAACACAACCGCCGAAGGTCTGGTAAAGCACCTAGCTGGTCGTGATGGCTTGACCTCTCTTTTCCACAGAGATGAGGTGCAGGGCATGTTCAAAGAGTTCATCACCAAGACCTACATGTCAACTGCTGCAGACCAGTTCACCGAGCTTTATGACGGTCACGTCCCTGTGGTAATCCGTTCCACCGGAGGCAAGAGTGCAACTGCAGCCGTGCAGTCTGAGCGAGCAGACACAAACTTCATCATGTATCTCATGGGTATCACCAGCAAAGTGTCAGAGATTTTGACTGTTGATTACTTCCGTTCTGGATTCTTGGCTAGGTTCTTGTATGTCATCGCAGATGCACCAGAGCGAACCTTTGAGATGGAAGCTATCGAGCAGGCCCCAGAGCACGACACGATTGTTCAGCAGGATTATGAGATGGAAGAGCTTGTGCGCTCCCTCTATGAGTCCAAGTTGTTTTGGGACAAGAAGGGGAAGCCATTCCCAAGGCCAGTTCGCTTGAGCGATGAGG